TTGTTAGATTTTAGTAGCGGTACGTCTTTTATTTCAACGTGGCAAGGTTGTCTTTTACTAAAGACTTTCCCGTCTAACGCTTTTGATAATTGCACAGCAACAAATTTCACACAGGCTTTTAGAAATACGGGATTAAATTCACAGTCAATAGATAACATACTCCAAAGCCTAGACGTCGCAGGGCAGATTAACGGAACTTTTGACCAAACGGGAGGGCAAGCTCCTAGCTCTGTAGGACTAGCAGCAAAGGCAAGCCTAGAGGCTAAAGGGTGGACAATATCAGTAACAACTTAATAAATATATAAAAAATGAAAATTTACGTCGATACAGTAACAAAAGAGCTAGTTTTATTAAACGGAATCGAGTACCGCTACCCTGCGTATTGTGAAATCCAAAGACAAAAGCAAGGGGATTTTATCATTATTAAAACTACTAATAACGTAGCCGTTTTAGATAAGACTATTTTCTCGGATTTACAAAACGAGGCGGGAGTAGCTTACGCAAGTTTTGCAGCTTTAAAAACTGCTTTAGATTCTTACTTTGATTCTACGCTATAATGAGTAGGCGCAGAGTAATAATGATGTTAATCAAGGGCGGAGAGGTTTCAGATGACCGCTTTATTATATCAGTAAAAACAGATAATGTGGGTACATCAAATGATGACCAATTTACATTGCCTTGGATTGGTAGCTATGATGTTAAATGGGGTGATGGAGTTACGGACACGGGACAAACCGACACAACTACTCACACATACGCAACTGCTGGTACATACGATGTTTCAGTAACACCTACTAATGATTGCAGAATTAATTTTAATAATGGTGGCGATAGATTAAAAGTTTTAGATGTTAAAAACTGGGGTGTTGGTACTTGGTCAAGTGTTGGTTTAGCAAGTGCATTTAGCGGTTGTAATGTTATGGATGTTACAGCAACAGATACACCAGATTTAAGTATAATTACTAATGGTAGTAGTATGTTTAGAAATTGTTTTGCAATGGTTGGTAATTCAAGTTTTGCAAACTGGGATGTTAGTAATATTCAAAGACCAGAGAATATGTTTAGAGCAGCAAAATTGTTTAATCAAAATATATCAACTTGGGACACAAGCGGCTTTACTAGAGCAGATAATATGTTTTTTGATGCAGAAGTATTTAACCAACCAATAGGAAGTTGGAATATGAGTAATGTTGCAAATTTACAAAATATGTTTAGAGATAATTCTGCATTTGACCAGAGTTTAGCTAATTGGGATATTACAAATTTTACAACAGCGGCAAGTTTACTTTTAAATGGTGGTTTATCAACTGCTAATTATGATGCTACATTAATAGGTTGGGCAGCACAAAGTATAACAAATGCGGTAAGTATTAATTTTGGTAGTTCACAATACACATTAGGTGGTGCGGCAGAAGCAGCAAGAGACACTTTAGTTAGTACCTTTGGTTGGACAATTACAGATGGTGGTGGTATATAAAAAATAAAATTATGCAAGGAGATTTAAGAAATACAAATATTTGCTATCCTAAACTAGAAACTTGGTTTATATGCTGGAGTGATAAAAGGGATAAAATAAAAGCCTATGGCTCTATAAATACATACCAATGTATGGAAACATATTGGAACGAGGTTGATTATTATTTAAATCAATCTGAATGGTTAGAAGTGCTTATTGAAAATGGTATAAACCCCGAAGAAAAATAAACTATGTACAAAATAATTGCGGACTATATGGCGCTAGGGCTTTGGGGAATGAGCATGGCTAACACAATAACAAGTTTTGATATTGCAAGCGCCTCTAGTATTGCGCAGTTAGTACTATCTGTTTTAGGTATTGTATATCTAGGCGTCAAAATTGTAAACGAGACGCTAAACGGCAGAGTCGAGAGAGAGGGCAAAAGAATTGCAAATGAAATTAATAATCGAGAGCTAGATGAGGAACTTTAATATAAACGAGTTTGATAGTCCAGACGTTAAAGGCTCTGGCGCAAAAATGGATAGTTGTTTTTTAGAAATGCTAGACAATGCTAGAGATATAGCGGATATTCCTTTCTCTATAAATTCGGGATACCGCACGCTTGAGCATAATGCAAAGGTCGGCGGAGTTAACTCTAGTAGCCATACAAGAGGCGTAGCCGTCGATATAGCCTGTAAAGACTCTAGAGGTAGGTTTTTAATAGTTTCGGCGTTAAAAGAGGCAGGGTTTACTAGGATAGGTATCTCAGACTCTTTTATTCACGTAGATAGTGATAGCGATAAGGCTCAAGATGTAATTTGGACGTATTAATATGGAGGAAACTAAAAAGAAAGGCGGAACTAACGTTGGAAACGCGCTGCGTTGGCTAGTAAAGCAAGGAAAGAGCGTCTCTCCTACACTTTTAGACGTTGCAGGTAATATTACGGGTATAAAACAATTAAGTCTGTTAGGCGATGCTATAAGAGGCGATAAGGCGCTAACTCCACAAGATAAAGACTTGCTACTAGCAGAGTTAAACAAAGATATAGCTATAGAGCAAGAGATAACAAAGCGATGGGTTGCAGACGCAAATAGCGATAACTACGCTAGTAAGAATATACGCCCGTTTACGCTCGCTTTTTTGCTTATCTGTATGTTTATATTCATTTTACTAGATAGTAGCTTAGACGGCTTTAAAATAGCCTCTGAGTGGATAGGATTACTCAAGGGCTTACTCATGACTGCGGTCGGTGGTTATTTTGTAATAAGAGGAGCGGAGAAAATCACAAAGGATATAAAAAAGTAAACCCCTGCATCTCTGCAAGGGTGTATCCTAGTTATGGCGTTGGTCAAACTTCCAATTTTCAAGCGCTTTTTTAGCATCTCGATAGGCTTTGTTTAAAGCCTTAAAACTAGGGTTGTCTTTATATAGCTCGTAGTCGTTATAATAAACTACAGAGCGCTCTCGAAGAGCTTGAGGCAGGTCGAAATACTCCGCCTCTTTAACTCTTAAAAAATATTCTTTACTACCTTGCATTATTTCGCTAGGGTTTTAACTTGCTCAGAGGTCAATGCGTAAGCGTTTAAAGACTCCTTAGTGATTTTACCGTCTTTTAGGGCAGATAACGCCTTTGTAAAACGTTCGTCGCTTAGAGGCTGTTTAATTGGCTTAGGCGCAAACTCTTTCGTTATCTCTGCAAGGTATCTCACATCGTCAAACTTGCCCATAAAAATATCCGCGTTAAATCCTAGTTTAGATATAGCCTTTGTAAGTGTATCCGTCTCGATTTTCTTAGCGAAGTTGTCGTCTAGCATAGTCTTAGCGTTATTAATGTACAACTTGCATGAGTTTATGATTTCAAACTCTCCCTCTGGAAAGAAAAAAGTACCTTTAAAAACTACCATATCATATTTAACAAGCGAGTAATCTAGCTCAATATTTTTAAATCCCCAAGTTTGCCCGTATACTCCGAACTCCTCCGTTACCATCATAATCTGATATTGTGGCGCTATCGCAGTTATAGACATTCCGCCTATTTTAGCTTTTTTAGTATACTTAGGATTTGTTTTTTCTACGCTATTCCATAGCTTTAAATTGTTTTTACTCATCGTTTTTGTTTTGCGTGCTTTTGCACAGGTTATTAATTTGTATTTTTTTTAATCTTCTTAAAACTTTAATTTGCCAATAAGCATCTAAAAGCCTATTGCTCTCCGTTCCAAAGGTACGATAATTAGGGTTATCTTTTGCCATTATATAATCATATCTAGCCTGCACTTGTTTAATGCGAAACCTCGTAGCCTTGTCTCTGCTATTCATAATGGTTAACTATTACGTTTATAATCATTTCGTTTTCCTCGTCTGTTATATCTATATCGTCAAATTCTTGGTCGAATACCGCTAGTATCTCAATATCAAAATGAGCATCGCCTACCGTTACATCTTGCGTTTCAAAGTGAGTGCCATGTGAAATCGATATATCTCGGCTTGCGTATATGCTAAACTCAAGACCATACTCGCCAAGTTGCGCCTCTACAAAATCCTGTTGCAATACCTCGCTATCGTGGTCGTTTTCCCAGTCTATAATCGGAGCGTTAAGCTCTTGCATACTATCTTTTAATGTTTTCATTATTTAATTAGTTTTAATCTTAATATTCTTTTTTTGATTGCCTTGCGTTTTTTACAAAGTGGCAAGCTGTCTGCTATTTGCTGTAACTTTTGTATAATATGTTTTTTTGTACGCATAGTTTTTTGTTTTGTTTTATATCAAGCCTTTTTTTTCTGCCAAGGCTTTAGCGTAATTATGTGCTTTAAAATAAGAGTGTCCGTAATCCATCATTTTATTTAAGTGGTCAATCTTTTTTAATAAATCCTCGTTTGATAATTTTTTTAAGTCCGTTCTGTAATCGCTTCTTGTTCTCATAGTTTGTTTTTGTTTTTGTAAATATATACATCTTTTTTAGTTAAAAAAAACTTTTTTGAAATTGTTAATAAAAAAATTAAATTATTAGTAACAAAATCTATATATTATACTACTAACAGATTAAAATAATAATGTTAGAAAAATTAGCACAAAGAAATAAAGACTGGCTTGCAATAGCTAAAAGTATTTGCGGAGATTATCACAAGGCTCAAGATATTGTACAGGATATGTACATAAAACTAGAAAACTCTAAATTTAAGAGCGATTGGTTTGTGATTCACACAATGCGAAACCTTTACATTGACCAGATAAGAAAAAACAAAGAGGACTTATTTATAGAGGATATAAACTTAAAAGACTATAAAAACACTTTTGAGCCTAGCGACAAACAGCAGATATACTTAGACAGATTTAATGAGCTGCCTATGGTGCAACAAGAATTAATACAAGAGAGTTTCGACAAATCTACACGACAGATAGGACGAGAGTTTAATATTAATTATTGTTATGTACATCGACAAATACATAAAGGATTAAAAAAGATTTTAAAAGAGGATTACAAAAAATATAAAAATAGTAATCTGAAACACTTAAAAAAGCGTAAAAATGAAAGTAACTAAAAAAGACCTAAAGAATTTTAAGGGAGACAAAAGAGGTAAAAAATACAAAAAAATGAAACTTGCCTACGATAATTCTATAGAAACTAAAAACGTGGACGACGTAGGTATAGGCACAACACTAGAAAAAGTATTTAAAGCTACAGGGGTATCTAAGCTAGTAGAGGTATTTACTCCAGAGGGTAAAGACTGCGGTTGTGATGAGCGCAAAAGACTATTAAACAACTCGCCAACGTTTAACGTATCGCAGAAACCTAAGCGCTGCATGAGTAAAGAAATGTTCGAGGCTTACGATAACTTTTTTAAGACTAGAGAGGTAGACAAATGGAACGCTGAGGAGTCAAAACTAGTTTTTGATACTTACGAGTGGGTATTTGCTTTAAGATACGATACAAAACGTATGTGTGGAAACTGCAACGGAACGGCTAACATATTAAAAATGATTACCGCGAGTTTGGATAAAGTATACGAGACTTATTAACAATAAAAAATATTAGTTTTAAAAAGCCTGTAATTTGATTTATAGGCTTTTTTTGTGTTTTAAGGCGACAAACACGACATAATTTTTTGGCGTGTCGTGTGCCTTAGACTAGTGATAGCAAAGGATTACACAGAAAGACGACATTTGGCGTGTCGTGTTTAGTATTTTAGAACTGAAAAAAAAAAGGCTTACAATTTTAAAAAAAGACGACACGACACTTTTTTGTCGTGTTTTGGCAACAAAGTCAATACCACACTGGGCGCAGGACACGACATAGCGTTTTTATTTTGTCGTGTTTGTCGTGTTTTGTCGTGTTTGCATTGTTAATAAAAATAGGCTTTGATTTAAAACAAAGAGTTTATATTTGTAGTGATTGTCCGCTCAAGATTAATCGCTGATATAATCGTAGGAGGTTATAGAAACACATTATAAAACTCTTAATATTTAAGCTACTCCTACCTTGAGCTTATTTATTAGGAGTTTTTTTATAACAGCAAATGGTAAAACTAGATATACAAAAATGTAATAACTTAATCGAGAGGGGGTTTTCTCTTATTACGGCAACCGCCGACAAAGTACCCGTCGGAAGTTGGAAACAAGCGCAAGAAACGGCTACAGATATAGAGAGTTTTAGAGTAAACTATTTAAAACCTAAAGCTAAAGCCGTCGGTATTGTTACAGGATTTAACGATTTGGAATGTCTGGACGTAGATTTAAAAGTATTCTCTACAGCAAAAGAAAAATCCGAGTGGTGGTCTGAGTATCTTAGCTTTTTAGAGGATAATATTTTTAATTTTAAAGATAAGTTTGTAATAGCTAAAACTATAAACGACGGCTTTCACATACTATATAAGTCTAAAAGAGTAGAGGGTAATCTAAAGGTAGCTAAACTCAAAGGTCATAAACAGCAAATACTAGAGACCAGAGGCAACGGCGGTTATATTGTAGCTTATTCCGATATACTAAACGGTAAGGAGTATACAGACATCGACTATATTAGCGAGGAGGATAGGGAGGTTTTATTTTCTATATCTAAAACATACGACCACAAAGAGGAGGCTATAGAAGTAATCGAGAAACCTAAAAAAGACAAGGTTATATCTACAGGCTTGAGCGCTTGGGAGGATTACAACAATAAAACGAGTATACTCGATTTAATAGGCGCAGACTTTGACGTAGTAAGAAATCTAAAAGACAAATATATAATAAGACGCAAAGGCGCAGATTCCGCACATAGCGGATATATCTATAAGGATAACGGATTAATGTATCTCTTTACCTCTGGAACGTCTTTTGAGGCAGAGAAAGGATATAATCCCTTTATGGTTTACGCGCATTATATCCATAACGACGACGGGAGCGCTGCGGCTACAGATTTATACAAGCAAGGATTTGGCGAGCGTATAGCTATAGATTCGCCTTTAGACGTTACCCTAGAGGATAAAGAGGTATGCGTAAATACTGAGTTTCCTTTGGATATATTCCCTTTAGAATTACAGCATTATATACTTGAGAGGCATAGAACGCTCAAGCAATCTATTGACTATATGGGTTGCAGCTTGTTATTTTTAACCTCTATTATAGTAGGTAACTCACAACAGATAAAAATAAAAAACGGTTGGAACGAAACCCCTAGTATTTGGCTTTCTCTAGTAGGAAAGGCAGGAGTAGGAAAGACGCCGTCTATTAAAGGTATTACATTTCCTCTAGACAGAGCAAACAGCACAGAAATAAAACGCTACATAGTTGCAGAGGCAAAGTTTGACGAGTTTAACAATATGGACGCTAAAGAGAAAGCCTTAACAGAGCCAGTATATAAGCCAAAGAAAACGCAATTTTTAGTTAACGACGTAACCCTTGAGGCGCTCGTAGAATTACACAACGAAAATACAAACGGTATAGGGGTACTAAAAGACGAGCTTGCAGGTTTCTTTAAAGATATGAATAAGTACCGCGAGGGAGGAGATATGGAGCATTGGCTTTCGTCTTGGAGTGGTGGCGAGATTAACCTAAACAGAAAGACGGCAAAGAGCAGTTTTGTAGAGCGCGCGTTTTTACCTATTATGGGCGGAATACAGCCGAGCATATTAGACGGATTCCAAACAGAGGAGAATAAGTCTAACGGGTTTATTGACCGTATGCTATTTAGTTATCCAGAGTTAGAGGTAGAGGATTTTGTAGACGAGGAGATTACGCAGGATTTGCTAGAATGGTACGATACATTTATTATTAAATTCTACGAGTCTACTAAAAGAAACCTAAGACTAGGCGAGGGGAACGTAGTACAGGCAGTAACCGCAGAGTTTACTCCAAAGGCTAAAATAGAATACAAGCGAATCCACAAAGAGATTACCGCGATGCAAAAGTCGGAGGATATAGCAGAGGCTAATAAATCTATGCTCCCTAAAATGAAAGCCTACGTTGCTAGATTTGCTTTACTTATTAATACCCTAGAGTCTCAAAAAAATACAAAGATACATAAGGACGAGGTAGAGAAATCTAGCGTTTTAAAAGCGGAGAAGTTAGCGCATTATTTTATAGATATGGCTAACAAGATAAAAATAGAGAGCGCCGAGCGAACTAAAATAAAATCTAGTTTTGATAATAAAAAAGATGCTTATACCAATTTTAAAAGTATCTATACAAAAAACCCCGACGTATCTCAAAAAGATATTGCGGATATGTTAGGCAAATCTATACGAACTACGCAGAGATATATAACAAAATTTAACAAAGAGAAATGATAAAAAAAGAATGGTTATTTATGCAGACGCCAAAAGAGAAGGCGTACCAATTAGCAAAGGCTTTTTATGTAGAGACTACGACAAGCAAAGAGGCGAAACAATGCGCAAAGCTACATATCACTTTGATACTAGAGAGCGAGATACTAAAGCCGTCTAACAATCAAACTATAGAATATTATCAAGAAGTATTAACCCAAATAAATAAGCTATGAAAAACCAAACCAATCGCTACAGATTAACAGCAAAGGAGGAGGCTAGTCTTTTAGAGATGCGAGCTAAAGCCGAAAAAAGTAGAGTCCTAGTAATAGGAGATATACATTTGCCCTTTGAACGTAAAGACTACCTACAATTTTGTATTGACACATACAAAGAATACCAATGTAATAGAGTGGTTTTTATTGGCGATATAATAGATGCCCATTGGTCAAGTTTTCATACTACAGACCCCGACGGTCTAGGAGGAGGCGCAGAGCTAGAGATGGTAATAGAGCAAGTAAAAGATTGGTACAAAGCCTTTCCAGACGCTGAGGTTTGTATAGGTAACCACGACGCTATAATAATGCGAAAGGCTTTCGATAGTGGCGTACCTAAAATTTGGATAAAAGAGTTTAACGACGTTTTAAAAACGCCTAATTGGCAATGGGTAACGGATACTTATATCGACGGCGTTAGATATGTACATGGGCATAAAAGCTCTAAAGCTAGAACGGCAGCGCGTAGGGATATGGTCTCTACGGTTACAGGGCATTTTCACACAGATTTCTATATAGATTATATGTTTGGAAAGACTAGAGCTATATTTGCTATGGCTGTAGGGTGTGGAATAGACGACTCGCAGTATGCTTTTGCTTATGCCGCAGGAGGTAAAAAGAACGCTATCGGTTGCGCTGTAGTATTAAACGGCGGCGAGACTCCGATACTAGTTAAAATGAATCTAGAGAAATACAAGGATTAAAATTTGCAATACATAAAAATAAATATTAACTTTAAGCCAAATTAATGGATACAGAAATAACAGAAAGCAAAAAAGACCACTACTATTTAACAATTAACAAGATAAAACTCGGCGAGTTTGAGAGGTCAGATTTACGCCATCTAATAGAGAAAATCGATAACCAAATATAAATAACTATGAAAGTAACAGGAAAGATTACAAAGGTGTTAGATACACAAAAGGGAACGTCTGCGGCAGGCAAAGAGTGGCAAAAGCTATCTTTTATCCTAGAGACTACAGAGGACTATAACAACCTCTATTGCTTTGACGTATTCGGAGACGAGAAAGTAGAGCAGTTTTTGAAATACAATAAAGTCGGGCAAGAGGTAGACGTAAGTTTTAACGTACAAACAAACGAGTACAAAGGAAAGTATTATACTAGCTTGCAGTCTTGGAAGATATTCAAAGCAGAGGCAGGGGAGACAGCTCCAGAGGTAGCTCAAGAGGAGGCAGACGATTTGCCATTTTAATAATTTGGGGAGTTAGCGCTCCCCTTTATTTTTTATATATATGAAAGACAAGATACTAGAGGATTTAAAAGCAGAGTTTGACGCTCGCTCGGAGGCAGGGATAAAAAAATATAACACTACCCTAGAGGATAACAACAAAGACGATTTTTTGCAGCACTTAAAAGAGGAGTTAATGGACGCCGCTTTGTATATACAAAAGCTGCAATCTATAGAGCCTAATTACTGCAAGTGTAATATAACCTATACACTCAATGAATGATAGCGGAGATATTAAAGCAAAGTTTACAGCTACAGAAAGAGCTATCGACAAGCTACAACAGCCGACTATTGAAATCGAGAGAACTCGCAACGCAATACGAGAAACTCAAAAACGAAACGACGAGATTGGAACAGAGCTTGAGGCAGTACAAAAAAGAATTGAGAAAGGTTATAAGGCAATACGAGAAAGCTCAAACGGGGAGCAGAGAATTGCAAGCGCTAAAAAAGAAATCTCAAGACTTGGCGGACTCATTGCGTGGCAAGACAACCGAAGCAAACAATTTAAAACAATTATCGAAAGGGGTTATTAATAATAAGCATATTTTGAAATGAAAATAAATAAAACATACAACGAGAATTGCCTTAATACAATGGCGAAAATGGAAGATAACTTTTTAGACTTAACCGTTACATCTCCTCCTTATGATGATTTAAGAACTTATAACGGTTATAGTTTTGACTTTGAAAAGATTGCAAAAGAACTTTACAGAACAACAAAAGTGGGTGGTGTTGTTGTATGGATTGTAAACGATAGTACGAAAAAAGGGAACGAAAGTGGGAATAGTTTCCGACAAGCTTTACACTTTCAAAAACTAGGTTTTAACCTGCATGACACTATGATTTGGAATAAACCAAATAGTTTTAATTTTGGTTCAAATAACTGCTATAAGCAAACTTTTGAGTATATGTTTATTTTCACTAAGGGTAAGATAAGAACAAAAAACCTTATTAAAGATGTCCCTGCAAAAATGGCTGGCAAAGAACTGAAAGGGGCAAGAAAACACGCTTGTGGTAAACGAGATGAAGTTCCAAGTTTTAAATGCTCAGAATTTAAAAAGAGAAGCAATGTTTGGGGTATAAATGTTGGGACTAAAAACAACGGACACCCTGCTATATTTCCAGAAAGTTTAGCAAGCGACCATATAATAAGCTGGAGTAATGAGAATGATTTGGTTTATGACCCTTTTATGGGAAGTGGTACTACTGCAAAAATGGCTAAACTTAATAACCGTAATTACATAGGTAGCGAAATATCAAAAGAGTATTGCGAAATAATAAAAGAGAGATTAAACATTGATTAAACTCAGACCATACCAAAACGATATAATCGAATCCTTGCGAAACTCTTTTAAGAGAAACCGCAGGACTATACTTTGCGCTCCGACAGGCGCAGGCAAAACGATAATGTTTACCTACCTAATTAGTGAGCATTTAAAGCGCGGAGGTAACGTCCTAGTATTAACGCATAGGAGCGAGCTACTAAAACAAGCGGGTAGCTCATTCGAGAAGTTTGGACTCACTCCCGAATATATTACGAGCGGCTCAAAGCCAGACCTACAAGCTAGGCTCCATGTTGGAATGGTCGAAACAATAGACAGACGCAAAGAGACTTATAAAAGTTTCCTAGCCTCAAAGAGTTTAGTAGTAATCGACGAGGCGCATCTTAATATCTTTACTAAACTACTCCCTTTAATTAATCCGCTTGCCTACGTAATAGGAGCGACGGCTACTCCAGAGCGCAAGGGTAAAGCTGCCGTATCTCTTGACGAGTTTTACACCGC